GGAGTAGGTGGTACCATAAACGTAGAGGTTCGTGTAGAGACTAATGAGATGGACTGGGCTAAACAGGAGCGAGCATTTGCACCTAACATAATCCACGCATTTGACGCAGAGCATAAGTCTCTTGTGGTAAACGCAATGGCCAAACATGGTGTGAAAGACTTCAGCATGATTCACGACAGTTTCGGAGCACACGCTGGTAACATGTCTCTAATGAAGAAGGCTACTAAACAAGCTTTCGTAGATATGTACAAGAAGGAAAACATTCTTGAAAAACTTTACAACCACTTTAAGTCGCAAGGCGTAGAGATGGTGAAGTTTGCAAGAGATGACTTTGGTCGGAAGATCAGAGTAACTAAGAAGACGGTTCTTTCCAAAGGACAATCCACTCGAGAAATTGATGGACGAATTTGGGTAATAGAGGACATTAATAAGAAAGATATACTAGAGCTGGGAAGTTACGATTTCCGTGATTTCGAAAAGCTTGATTACTTCTTTCATTAAATCATACCCTTATTTCGGGGAAATATAGGAGACCACTAAGATGGCTATTAAATATACATACAATGATGTTTCAGACATTCCAGAAGGCTTTGAGAGCCTATTCACCCAAGACGACAGCGGTGTTTTCACCATGTCACAAGTCGAAGGTATTGCAGAGAAAGGTAAGTTAGACGAGTTCCGTGAGAACAATATCGATTTGCGTAAGCAGATTGAAGACCACGCAGCTACTATGGCAAACCTTGAAACTAAATTCTCAGGCGTAGATCTGGATAAGTGGAAAGAGTTCCAAGAGAAAGAATCAGCAATGGCTGAACAACAGCGCAAGATCGACGAGCAAGAGCTTATCGACAAAGGTGATGTTGATACATTGATTCAACGCAGAGTTGATGAAGTGTTAGCAGCTAAAGAAAAGGAGCTTGGCTCATTAAAAGGAGATCACGACAGCAAAGTGAATGATCTTCAGAGTCAGCTCATGAGCTATGAGAGCCAGTTTAGCTCTTTAGTTATTGACAGAGAGTTAGCATCTCTATCCTCAGACCGTGGAGTAGCAGCATCAGCTGTGGAAGACGTTTTGACTAGAGGTCGCGCAACTTTCAAGGTTGAAGATGGTCGCCCTGTCGCTTATGACAGTGATGGTTTGAAAATGTACAGTGAAGACGCAGTCACGCCGCTTTCCGTTGGAGAATGGTTAGACGGATTGAGTGAAAAAGCTCCACACCTTTTCAACAAATCTACAGGGGCTGGTGCAGGTCAACCGTCAGAGACTCCTGCCCAAAGTCGTGAAGATAGCAATGCTACCGACATGATTCTTGCTGGGTTAAGGACTTTGCGTTAATAGTGTCTGGGAGATACTAATTCTATGTCCAATTGCGGACAATTTTAAATTAAAATAACAAACTACCCCAAAAGGGGTTAACAATCAATCTAAAAGGAGGCCATTCATGGCTATTTCAGGATTAACTCTAGGCACACAACGTGACCTAACAAACGACATGCTAGTTAAAGGCATCATCGACTCTATCGTAACTGTAAACCAGTTCTATCAGCACCTTCCATTTAAAGGTATCCAAGGCAACGCTTTGGCATACAACCGTGAAGCTGTTGGCCAAGACCAGCAAGACCTAGTAAGCGTATTGCGTACTGGCGTTTCTGGCATCAACAAAGATCAACAGACTCACACTCGCCACTCTACTGAGCTAACCACCATCATCGGTGACGCACAAGTAAACGGTTTGATCCAAGCTGTTGGTTCTGACTACAACGACGCAACTGCTATCCAAGTTGCTGCTAAAGCTAAAGGCGTTGGCCGTAAGTTCATGGATCTTATGATCAATGGTCAAGAAGGTTCTGCTACACGTGGCGTTGTTGCTACTATGGCTCTTTCTGGTACTCCAGCTCTTACTGCTACTTCTGCAACTACTGCTGCTGAGTTCTACAACACTGTAATTCAAGGTGCTATCTTGTCTTCTGCACAGTCTACTACTCCATCTTACGGTGTTGGTACTGCTGCTGCAACTCGTACTCCTTACACTGTTGCTGACCTTGTTTCTGATTCTTCTACTGCCGTTACTTCTAGTGCTGGTATGACTCAAGTAATCATGAACGCTGTTGTATTCACTGGCCCATTTGCTTCTGGTACTCCAACTGCCACTACTATCACCCTTACTGCTGCTGGTGTTGCTTTGTTCAACGCTGCTCTACGTTTGGTTAACGGCCCATTAGGTTTTGACGGTCTTGATCGTTTCGTAACTGACGCTGGACGTACTGACACTTCTGCTGCTATCGATATGACTACTGCTGGTGCTGGCGATGCCGTTCTTGCACGTCTTGACGAGTACATTGACAGCATCCATGACAAAGACGGAATGGTTGACTACATGATGATGAACTCTGCTGGCGTACGTAAGTACAGCCAAGCTCTACGTTTGTCTAACGCTGCTGGCTTTGATGACGTTATGGAAGTTAAAGATTCTTCTGGTGGTGTTATGAAGGTTCAATCTTACCGTGGCGTTCCTATCTACCGCAACGACTTCGTTCAGTCTACTTTGGCTGAGCAAGCTTCTGTTGCTGGCGGAAATGCTGGTGCTGGCGCTTCTGCTGCCCACGTATTCTGTGGTACTGTAGATGACGGTTCTTTCTCTCACGGTATCTGTGGTCTTACAGCTGCTAACTCTTCTGGTATTCAGGTTGCTCGTTTGGGCGCTCGTGAAGAAGTTGATGCTGAGATTACACGTGTTAAGTGGTATGTCGGTATGGCTAACTTCTCTGAGTTAGGTATTTATCGCGGCCAGATCTAATCATACTTAGGAGGGTGTTAAAATGACACAATCATTAACAATACCTGCAATTGTAACTTTTGCGGATGAGCTAGTAAGTGGAGTAGCTAATAGCTACAACAGCTTCTGCTCTTTAGACGAAGCCGACTTGTATCATGCTCGTCGTCTTGGAAACAATGCGTTTGTTACTGCGGACATTGACACCCGTACGTCTGCCCTTTACTGGGCAACGGATATCCTTAATCGTCAAGTGTGGATTGGCACACCTGAGGACTCAACACAAAAGCTGGCTTGGCCAAGAAAGTACGTTCCTACTAGGAACACTATTAACTTGGCATCTACTGGGTCATCGCGGAGACGCAACAGAGAGCGAGATGAAAATCTAACTCTCTTCACCCAGTACTTAGATAGCTTGCTTATCCCTGAGTTCATTAAAGATGCTACGGCAGAACTGGCGCTTTACCTCATTGAGCGTGAAGCATCAGGTGCGACGACTGTTAGTCAATACGACGACCAGTTATCCAGTCTGACCCTAGGCGGTTTGTCTTTGGAGATGAACGAGAATGCAGATTACCTTACTGATATGCCTCATCAGGTATTTCACATGGTAAGCGACTTCTTAAAGTCAATCAAAGAATCCGACCCATCAATCAAACAGGTACAGTCTGTCAACTTAACTAGGAGGTAGTAATGGCTATTAATATACCTGCTACTCTTCTCAAAATTGACAAGACGCTGATCTCTCAAAAGCTATACACTCCAGCTACATACTCTGAGACAGTATTGAAAACAAGTGCGGTGTACGACCCTATCTCTGGAACGTACTCTGACACCTCTGCGCCTACTGTTCACAGCTTTAACGTTGTTCTTCTTGACACAGACTACAACTCTTTGGAAGACAATATGTACAACGTGACTGCGCAGATTATCATACTGCCTCAAAACATTGCCTTTGAACCAGATGTAGACCAGATCTACACTATCAAAGGTCGTGACTGGCATGTGGCCCGTATCAAGTTAAATCCTCTAGACAGTCTATGGGAGATAACGGTAGGGAGGAAGTAATGGCTAAGAAGATTGATATAAGAAAACTAGGCAGGGTACTGACGGAAGAGATTAACAACATATCTGAATTAGAATATAAGGCGATTGCCTTTGACGTATTCGGTGAGATTGTTAAACTCACTCCAGTCGACACTGGGAGAGCAAGAGGAAACTGGCACATCAGTGCTGGTACTCCAGACTTCTCTACCAACGGTGGTACCCAACCTTCTCAACCTGACTATAATTTAGACGTTCAAGGGTTTCCCTCTGTGTACATCAGCAACGGTTTACACTATATAGGAAAGCTCGAAGAAGGTAGATCACAACAAGCCCCAGCTGGTATCTCTAAGGTAGCACTGGCAATTGTAAGATCAAGGAGATAAGATATGAGTTTTGAAGCTGTACGACAGATTGTTGAAACACGGTTCTTCAACGCTTACTCTCCAACGAATGCGAAGGCTCACGGAGCTGTGGCATTTGTAGAGGGTCGTGATATCGTTCAACCGACTAAGTCTTTAACTAGTTCTGGCACTCCTTGGATGGTCATGAGCGTAGTCGACGGAGGCTCTAGAGTTAGAGCGTTCAATAAAGGGATGAGGAAGACATCTGGATTCGTAAGGTTTACTCTATTTGTAGAACGTGGTGCTGGCACTAAGGTTTTACGAGAGATCGCAGATTATGTCGATGACATAATGGGCTTTCAAGGAGGAGTAGATTCTACAGGAAATGCAGGCAATCTTTACACACAAGTGGGTCAGTTGAAACAGCTGGTCGACGATGAAAATGGATATTTAAAGTATGTCATAGATTTTGACTACGACTACTACGAATAATAAAAAATACTTAACATAAATAAGGAGGCCAAAAATGGCTAATTTATCTAACAAATTTGTAACAAGCTTCTCGGAGTTATACTTCCGTCCTAGCTTGCTCACCTCTGGCGAAAAGTCTGCTCCAAAGACTTGGTTTGCTGCCACTGGTGCTGGTTCTACTGCTAAAGTATTCACAGTTGCTACTACTGTAACTACTGCTTCTGCTGGAACTTTGGTTCTACGTTACACTAACGTTGCTACTGGCACAACTGACAGCATTGCTGTTTCTGTTGCTGGTTCTGCTACTGCCGCTACTATTGCTGGCGACATCAAAACAGCTCTTGCTACTAACGCTGACTTCACTAACGGTTCTGTAACTACTGGCTCTTTCGATGCCACTCTAGTTGCTTCTGCTGGAGATGCTTCTCTAGTTGTTGAAGACACTGTTACTGGTGTTACTGTAGCTATCTCTGTTGCTACTCCATACGCTGCCGGATCTGGTGCTACACTTCTGATCCCTAACGTAATGGAAGTTGGTAGTCTTTCTAACGAAGCTACTGTTATCGAAACTCCTACTTTCGGTGAAACATTTAAGGGCAAGCTACGCGGTCAGTTAGACGCTGGTCAGTTGGACGCACAGTTGTACTGGGCTCCACGTAACTCTACTCACCTAGCAATGCGCGAAGCTGCTACCAACGGAACTGCTTGTTCTTTCGGTATCAAGTGGAAGAGCGACGCTGCTGGTTCTAACGCTGAATATGTTGTATTCGATGGCTTCTTAAGCTCTTTCGGTATCGACACTTCTTTCGACGACGTTGCTAAAGCTTCTTCTACTATGATTGTAGACGGTGCTTTGACTTTCGCCGATGACGCGTAAGGTTTAG